AAAATATATCTATAATAACACAAGTAATGAATGCTGAAAAAGATGGAGATTGCAGTTGGCTTATCTGGAAATGCTGTGATCATGTACTCGATAATATAAGGGCAATAGCAAAGAAAATAGATGGGCTAACTTAGGATTTAGCGGAGGTAGGACATGAGCTGAAATTTACAGTAGAAAGGAGAAGGAACATGATAATTCCAAGAGAAATAAGAGAAAAAATAGAACAGAGAAATCAGCTTGATGAAGAGATAGCTGATTGGTTCCAGGAGAATGTAGATGTTGATGGATGTGATATAAAAAACGCTTATGTGGTTGATGAACCGAAAGGAGAAGAACAGATCGAAGAGGGGGAATATTGTAAACAAACAATTTTGGGCGAGGACTGGTACATAGGACAGTATTATTGGAAGATGGACAACGGTAAGTATTTGTGCATGGATTTTGAAATTTAGCGGAGGAATGAAATGTTAAAACCAAATTGTGAAGCAAAAGAATTTGAAAAGTACGGATTTAAGCGTTGTAAAGGAACAGCAAAAGAAAGCGAATGTTATTATTTGTGCGTTGCCAGAGGGTGCAAAATGCTTTTCGTAAGTAATTGTTGTTTTTGTGTTAATGATTGGAAAAACGATGATCCACGAATACATAAAAATCCAAATTGCAAATACAGAGATCATAGAGATTCACTAGATATTATATATGATTTGATTAAGGCTGATATGCTGGTTAAGGTAAACTGAAATATTAGGATTTAGTGGAGGAATGTAATATGTTTGGAACAATGTTTTGCCAATATGAAACACCATGTGGATGGTGTGTAAGGCTAAATAAAGAATGTACGGAAAAAATAAAATGTAAACCTAAAAAAAGGATGGCTATAGCTGAAGAAAATGAGATTCTTTCAGAAGAGGCTAAAAAAGCAGGATGGAATTCTGGTGTTATGAACATCTAAAGTGAAATATTAGGATTTAACAAAGGAAGGTGAAAGTGTGAAAAGCATATTAAAATATCCGGGAGCAAAGAATCGTCTTGCACCTTGGATATGCGAATACATACCGAAGCATGATGTTTACGTAGAACCTTTTGCTGGTAGCTTGGCGGTGTTTTTTAATAAGCAGCGTAGTCACATTGAGACAGTTAATGACATCGATGAAGAAATAGTAAATTTCTTCCGCATATTGAGAGATCGAAGTGACGAACTGGAACGTGCGATAGATTTTACACCATTTTCCCGGTCAGAGTATAAGGCAGCTTATGAACCATCTTGTGATGATTTAGAGAGAGCGAGAAGATTTGCTGTTAAATGCTGGATGGGATTTGGGTGCGGGAATTTGTATCAGAATGGTTTTAAATCAGGCCAACAGACTAATTCTCCAAATCCGGCCAAAGCGTGGTGCGAACTTCCTGAAATAATGAAACTGGCTACTGAGAGGCTAAAGGGAGTTCAGATTGAGAATTTACCGGCCTTAGAACTGATAGAAAGGTACAACACAGAAGATGTATTTATCTATGCTGATCCGCCATATTTGCATGGGACAAGGAAGAATTACCTCTATAAGTATGAAATGCAGGATGCTGAACATGAGGAATTATTAAAGACCCTTGCTAATCACCCGGGGAAAGTTCTTATATCAGGATATGACAACAACATGTATAATGATATGCTTTCAGAATGGCAAAAGGCATATAAGGTTACCAGAGCAGAAGGCGGACGTGCGAGGACAGAAGTCCTATGGATGAATTATGAGGTGGATGCCAGACAGCTTTCGTTAAACATTTAAACTGAAAGAGAGGTAGTATATGAAAGAATTTCCGATTATGACGAAAAAGGGCAAAGAATACATTCCCTATGATATCATCAAACCGCATGAAGAGCAGGCATTAAAAAACCACTGTGGTCAGACATTAGACAGATTAGCAGCAAGAGGAGGTCTGTCTTGGGCGGAAGCCTATGCTGTTCTGACAGACAGTAAATTCCCTTATGGAGATCAGTATATTTCGGATGAATTTTACGAGAAAAAAGTAAAAGAGATAGTTTCGAATGCGTAGGTAAACTGAAATTTACAGTAGAAAGGAGAAGGAACATGATAATTCCAAGAGAAATACGAGAAAAAATAGAACAGAGGAATCAGCTTAATGAAGAGATAGCTGATTGGTTCCAGGAGAATGTAGATGCTGATGGATGTGATATAAAAAACGCTTATGTGGTCGATGAACCGAAAGGAGAAGAACAGATCGAAGAGGGGGAATATTGTAAACAAACAATTTTGGGCGAGGACTGGTACATAGGACAGTATTATTGGAAGATGGACAACGGTAAGTATTTGTGCATGGATTTTGAAATTTAGTGGAGGAGAATGAGATGATGGATTTTTGCGAAGAAATAATAGCGGAAGTACAAAACCAGTTTATGATTGACTATTTGCAGGTTAAAGATTTCTTTGACGAAGATATGGGCATCCATAAAATTACTGTCACTGATCCATTGAGAAATCGACGCAAAATTTATTGTCTGGATTCGAAGGTAATTAACGAATCATTGACGATACCGATAGAAGCTGCTACCCAGTTATCATGCCGGATAGAAAAAGACTTTAGGCCTCCGAAAAATAGAAATTAGTAGTGGAGGCAGAAATAATGGATGCAAAGAGAAAAGCAATACCAAAAAGCATTAGAATGACAGTATACCAGAAGTGCGACGGCCATTGTGCTTATTGCGGATGCGACCTGGAATACAAGGATATGCAGGTTGACCATGTGGTACCACTGAATGGTTGGAGCGAACATGGGACAGACACGGTTGACAATATGCTCCCGGCCTGCCGAAGCTGCAATCATTATAAAAGCAGATCCACACTGGAAGGTTTCCGAAAAATGGTTGCCGCCATGCCTGATACTTTAATGCGTGATAGCAATACATACAAAAATGCTGTACGTTTCGGATTGGCAATACCGAACAAAAAACCGGTTGTTTTTTACTTTGAGAAATCTACGGAGGACTGTTATGGACAATGAGATTATTTCCTTTAATTTGGCAAGGATTGAAAGAGGAAGAGAAAAGCTGTGCAAATGCGATCCACCTCATTACGAGGTTGATACGGTAAACAGGATCGTAAGTTGTCAGGATTGCGGTGCTACGGTAGATGCCTTTGATGCTCTGGTTACGCTGGCGAGGCGGTATGAGCTGGTGGAGGATGCACAGCGGAAAATGCTATCTAAAGCTAAGCTATACGGAGAAATGGCAGATGCGGAATTTAGGCGGATGCGGAGGAATAAAACATTCCGGGACATGGATGAAAATCGCAGAAAAGGTTTATATCCTATATGTCCTAAATGTTCGGAAGTGATTGATCCGGTAGATATCCGGCATTGGACAGCGCATCTGGAGTGACATGAAAATTAAACCTAAAAAATATAAATGTAAGAAAAATACGAAAAAGTTGAAAAAATAAAAATATTTCTCAAAAAATGCTTTTCTTTACGGTTTTTTTTGACATATCCATATGTAAGACAAATACGTCTTGCAAAAATATGAAAACCTTACAGGAGGAATTGCAAATGATAAGAGAAGAGTACTACAGACACGGAATGGAAGACCTGGATCCGAATTACGACGAGAGTAATGTAGAACTGGACAGCTACGAGCGTGAAGCGGATATCTGGGAAGATGAAATGGCAGAGGGAGTAACAGTGAAAAATTACGCTGATACTAATGATCCTGTTTGCGACCGGCTCCATAACTGGAATGACTGTTTCTGGTTTCGGAAGTATTTCGGAATGTAGTACGGTATGTACTACGGTAGATCTGGGAGTGTCGTACATATCTGTGCGGCATTCCCAGAATCCATCCGGACAGTGAAAGGAGTGATAGAAAAAGGAAAAATGTTAAAAGTGTAATAAGTATCATAATACACAATCGGAAAACCCAGTGCAGAGGGGCCTGCAATCGATCACATAATAATAGCGGTACAACCACCGACCAAAGTAGACTGTACCGCTCAACTGCTTAAGATCATCATATCACACGGATGTTTCTTAGGCAACGAGAAAATGAGGTGCGCATATGACTAAAAACGATTTAATCAACGACGTGGCCTATGAATTACGTGACAGCATGACCAAGGAACAGATCGACCGGATGAAGATTACGCTTTACGTAAAATTGCAGGACTTTGAGCTGGCAGAGATCAAACAGCTGCCTATGACTATGGAGCATGACAATGAGTGGTTAATGCAGAGGTACTGTGTGGACAGCGTGGCAGCAGGACTACATGCTGGGACAATACGGAGCTATATCGGCATTATCCGTAAGTTTTTTGATCATGTCGGAAAAAATTATAAATATGTGACAGCGCAAGATATCACAGATTACCTTGCTATAAGGTCCTATCGTGATCACATCAGCCACAATTATAAATCCACAATATACCGGTACTTATGCACATTCTTCTCCTGGGCATTTAAAAAGAGACATATCCAGGACAATATCGTTGACGGTGTGGATAAAGTCAAACAGATCAAACGCAAAAAGGAACGTCTCTCTGATGAGGAGGTGGAAGATATCCGGGATATGCTACAGACGCCAAAGGAGAAAGCACTTTTTGAATTGATGTTGAGTACCGGAATGCGTGTCGGAGAGATTTCAAATCTCAATGTTGCGGACGTGGATCTGACACATAAGCGGGTAACGATATTCGGACAGAAAACAGATACCTACCGAACAGGAATGTTGACACCGATGGCGGTGAAAGCATTGAAAAACTATATCGGAGACCGTCCGGGAACAGATCCATTATTTTTGTGTGACCGTGCTCCGCACCGCAGAATGAAAAATGCAGCTATTGAAAATATGGCAAAGGGAATGGCTCTACGCGGGGGAGTGACCCGGATTAAGGCAACCGTGCACGTTTATCGGAAAACCTTTGCGAGTGTGCTGTACCGCAAGACTGGGGATGTATTGTTGGTGAGCAAATTGTTGGGACATGCAAAGCCTGATATGACGGTCCAGTATTATCTGATTGATGACATCGAGGAGATGCAGCACAAATACAATCGAGTAGCATAATAGCGTCGGTGTTGCACTGGTGCAACAATAATGACACGGAAAGGAGAGAACAGAGATGAATCGTTCACAGCGACGGGCGGCAATGAAGAACGGAAAGAGGAATAGAGCAACCATTGTTCCAAACAGGACGAAAAAACAGGAAAATGCTGATTTTTCAGATATTCCGTTAGCAACAGTGTGCCGGAGTATTCAGCTTTTAATTGATGAACTTAAGGATCGCGGAATCAGAATTTATGATTTTGATAATAAAGATAAAGCCGTAGAGCAGATCCAGATCATCTGCGAGAAAGTATATTTTTTAGCAGCCAAGGAGGAAGAGAACGATGGAAAAGTTCAAGGAAAAACTGTCGGATGAGGCAGCAGCGCTTGATAAATATTTGAGGATGTATACCAGGTGTAAAAACAGAAAACATTCTCTGGAGCGGCGCAAAGATTCAATCATGCAGGAATTTGAAAGCCCGCTAAGATCGGTTGTATCAGACGGGATGCCGCACGGCAGCAGTTCTGGGATCGGCTGCGCAGCGCTGTCATATGAACTTGATGAAATCAGAACCCGCATTGATGAGAAAATCGAGGAAATGGAAAAGAAATACGTTAGAATCAATGACGTAATAGAATTTTTACCGGAGAACTCGACGGAGCGTGCCATTTTGGAGTACAAATACATTGACAACTATAGTTGGAACAAAATCTGTAACCTTGAACATATGAGCCGCACACCGGCGACCCAATACTGGAGGAAGGGGTTATATAAGTTGTTGGAATTCGCAAAGGTGCAAGAAATAGTACGGGAATATAGGAAATCTGAGGCGGTGCAACTATAAAAGGAGGCAGGAAACATGAGGAAATCTATTGATGGCATGAAATATGTTGAGAATCACCCGAAACAGCATGAATTTTTTTATCTGGACAAAATGATCTCAGAGGCGGGATATCCGTACGCTTCCACATTCTGGGAAGAAAATTTTAACGGCGGGGATCCGGAAGAGAACATAGACTGGAATACATTTCATTTTAATATTCAGATCTGCGGCGCAGGAATGTCGTTCCCAATCATCAGCGTAGAGATCGCAGATAACGGGAAATTGAATCTTAAGGATTTTCGGAATGCGCAGGATATAGAGATCAGATCCGAAGAACAATTACGGGAACTGTGCATTGCCTATGATGGCATTACGTCAGAACAGGCTATGGAAATCATTGATGATTATTTCAGGAGCATATAAATTTTTTGAGGACCGCCGAAAGATGCAGTCCTCAAATTTTTTTTACGGTCATCATGTCGATTATTCATACATATGCTCTACAGCCTCCAGATCTTCCAGATCAGAGACAACTCCTGCATCCAGGTAAGCTACGGCTTCCGGATCCAAAGATAATTTTTTTACGCCAACGCCGGATAAAAGCGCGCCTGTAATGACCAATATCAGAAAAAAATTTTTTAAACATAATTTTTTTACCGTCCTTTCACTGAGCAAATCTGCGGATAGTTCCGGGAAATAGTCCCACCCGGGAACAGTCACCGCTTGCCTATGCTATCGCTACAAGCCTATCGTTTCGCATTGTTCGCATGTATTCCTTGCCGCTATCGTCGGAAATGATAACGCATTTAACGCTTTTCCCACTCTTCGTAGGCTCAACACTTTTTACAGTCTCGGTGTAGCAAAAATTCCAAACCGTAATCATACCCGGCTTGAGTTCTGCCGCCGGTATAGCCTTTTGTTTTCCGTAAATTCCTTGTAATTTAACTGTAGCCATATAATCAACCATCCTTTCATCATGTGCCCTGTCTCATCGGTGCAGGTGGGGCAGCTCCTGCAGACCGCCGCACAGGCGGTTTCGACTATTGCAGATCGTCTAGGATCATTTGTATGGCAAACTCCCGGGAACATCTTTCGGCACCGTCCCACCTGTTAAACTCTATCATTTTATTGGCTTCTGCCACTGCTTCGGCTTCGTTGTACCCGCAACTCATAAGCCATTCAACTATTTTTTTCATACCTCAAAACCTCGCTTTCTTCGTTGTGGTCTGCCATCATCAGAGCCGGGTGACCATCCCACGGCTGACGCTCCGGGGCGGAGCGTTTCGGCTATGCTTCTATGGTTCTGGATCCGATAAGAAGGATCTCTTTATCGTTCCAAATTCTCAAAGTTGCTCTTTTTTCTTTGCTTCGTCTTTCGTTAAAACGTCCGGCGTGTTGTACTTCCACATATTTGACAGCCTTTTCAGTTCTTCCGGTAATGAGAAAAGTTAAACCGCTTTCGTAATATGATGAATTAACTTCAAATTTCTTCATGTTGTTTTCCTCGCTTTCCTGTGCTACGCTTTGGTGCGGTTCGTTTGTTGTTGAGCTGATTATATTGCATGACACCATGCAAAGTCAACAGGAAACTTTCACAAAGACGTCATGCAAATGTTGTGCATTTTGTACATGGCACCATGCAAAAAATACGGTTATAATACAATAAAAGGAGGTATATTATGGCTTACGTAGGATATAACGAGAGTAAAAAGAAATGTAATGAGAAGTATTTGGCAAAATTCGCAAGACCAACGATCAGAATGACAGAAGAGGAGAAGAAAATAATAGAAAAGGCTGCTATTAATGCGGGAAAGTCATTTAATCGTTATATGATTGATTGCGCACTGGAAAAGGCACAGTAGAAAGAGAGGTTAATATTATGAGTGAAAGGGAAAAGGCTATACAGTTACTCGAAAGAGTACCAGAAAAAAAACTGTATTATATTATCGGGATATTAGAAGGAGCACTTATTCCAGAGGTTGAGGAAGTCGATGCGGACGAGTGGGATCTGAAAATGATAAATGAAGCAAAAAGGGAAAACGATGGGGAAGAGGTTACTCTTGAGGAATTAAAGAAAGAGCTGGGGATTGTGTAATGATGTACAAAATAGTTTTTCAAAAAGCAGCTTTAAAGTTTATGAAAAAGCAGGATAAGAAAACACAGGAGCGTTTACTGAGGGCTATAAGTCAATTACCAATGGGGACAGATATAAAAAAGTTGCAAGGACTTGAAATGTACCGCATGAGAGTTGGCGATATGCGTGTGTTATATACGATTGATGATGTTGTAATGGTAATCAGCATTGAAAACATAGACAATCGAGGAGATGTATACAAACGATTATAAAGAAAAATGAATGGAAAGAGCCGATAGCAGTTATTCTGTTATCGGCTTTTATATTGCCCTGATATAGCCAAGACCACAGAAGGACAGCAACGGCACAGCGGCCGCACTCCGGGACGGCTGGCCAGACGGCAGGACGGAAGCCGGTCACTCTCTACACGATAGAGGGAGAGCTGTGGAAAGCCACGACAGCGGAGCGAATCAGCACCGGAGCACAGGGGGAAGAACGGCGATAGAAAGGGATGGCATCGGCTGACCGTAAGAGCAACGGAGGGGACAAGGACAGGGAGCACGGCTCTCCGGTGGATCGGAGCAGACCGGACACAACAGGGCGGAGCGTACAAACGGGATCCGGCTGGAACTGGCAGACTGGGCACACTCTGCCAGGAGAAGCACGGGGAAACACACCAACAGACAGAGGAGCCGGAGCAGACAGCACCCGTACACCACAGGCAGACAAGGCACCTGGCTTTCCCCTGTGCCCAAAGGGGCACGACATAACCGGCGGGAGCGTCAACGGAAGAGGAGAGGGCAACCGCAGAAGGGAGAAGGGCGGGAAACGCCCTTCCATAGAAGGAACGAGACCGGGGAAGACCGGCCAGAAGGGGTCCAAGGTACTACTTGGCTCTTATAGAGATGCGGGGCGGGGAAGGCGCATTATTTTCGCCGATGGGGACCAAAAAAATTTTCGCATTTCGTTACGCATTGCATGAAAAAAATGAAAGAAAGTACAAAAGCGTACACGGAGATATGTTATTATTGTAGCATGGAAATTAATAAAAGCGGAGCCTGTTAGGGAACCGCTGGAAAAAGTTACAAGTAAGCAGGCTGTCAGGAATGAGGTGTGATATGGCAGAAAGTGGAGATGACAAGGAACTGTGCAAAGTTGATGTTATTGCAAATCTGTTTGGTGTCAGCGTGAGAAGGGTTCAGCAGCTTACACAGGAAGGAATCATATCTACTACTGAGGTAAAAAGGGGGCGTAGATATGAGCTTACACCAACCGTTCAGAAATACATCAAATATCTGTCGGATAAAGCCTATGGGAAGGCACAGTCGGAGACAGAAGCAAAATTGAAAGAACAGAAGCTCAAAGCGGAGATTGCCTTAAAAGAATTCCAGGGAGAGCTTCACAAATTAAGGACAGAAATTGCGGCCGGACGATACATTTCCGTTGAGGAAGTGAAATTGGATTACGGTCGTTTTTTTGTATCATTTAAGAAATTCGCAATGTCGATACCGAGTAAGCTGGCAGGGCGCTTAACAGGTTTTGTTGATCCGGTGGAAGTACGGTCAATCGAAAATGATCTTCAGAAAGAAGTGAAACGGTTATTAAGCAGCTTCGTTCTGAGTTCCGTACCTGACGATGGCAGCAAGACGGAAAAAGATAGAAGTAACTAAATATCAATGGGAAGCCCTGCAATTCCTACGCCCGCCAGAACAGCTTACTGTTTCAGAGTGGGCAG